TGATTCAAAGAACTAAATCTACTTTAGGTATATTGAAATCAAATACAATCAGTTTCGATAGTTATTGGAGACAAGCTGGCATTTAGGTACTCATTTTTATAGTGATCAGTAAAACGCAGGTGTTCCGACGTGTCAGTGATTAGGGGCTAGATTTTAGTGGATAGAACATTATGTACAATAAAACGCAAGTGTTCTCCGACGAGAATGAGGCTTTTTACTTGCAAGAAGTATGATTTTCTGATAGAGAAAAATCTCCCGAACTGTCTATGTGCAATACTGTAATTCGAAATGTGCAATTAAATGAAAACTGAATTGCGGAAAATTGCGGATTTAGATTCGTTTTTCGGGAATACGAGCAAGATTGTTGCTGATAAATTGAATTAGAGAGATTGAGGAGGTAACAAAAATTTGCTCAGCATTTCCCATGCCAGTTTAGCCACTGCCGGAACTTGTCCATCCCCAAGGGCCTTAAGTCGCTCCATCCGATAGGCCACCCCATGAGCCACTCGACCCAATTCGGGTTCAACGGACCACCAGCTTGTGTTTGTAAATCCGTTCTGTGGCCGACTCGACTCGGTCCCGATCCCGAATTCGCCCTTGGAGTCGGAAATTTTTTCACCGCTGTTGCCAGTCCGTCTCCGGACTTCTTCGAAGCTCCTTTGCGATTGTTGTTTCCGGAAACCGTTGGAGTCGGCCACAGAGGTGGAGAGCCGTCCTGGCAAACTAAACGATCCGGATTATCCCCGGTTCGTTCGCTGCGGATGTATGCCAAAATCCAGATTCGTTTTCGGATGTGCGGAGCTCCGACATCGTCAGCTCCCAACACTCCCCAGATTGCATCATACCCCATCGAGGCCAAGGACCCGAGAACAACTTCGATTCCACGCCGGGTAAGAAGCGGGGAATTCTCCATGTCCGCGATTCGGGGTCGAATTTCGCATTCTCGCAAGGCGGATTGTATCTCGGAAAACGCGTAAACGAAAGTGTCGGAGTCAAATTTAGCGCGAAAGAATTTGAAACCGCAGATAGGAGTAAAAAGCGGTCATGAGGAATTTTATTGTTATAATATTCGTTTTTTGTTATGCAATTTTGTTTTGTATAACCCCCCAGCTTTCTCCTCCGAGCGCCGTCAAGGCGCAAACCGAAGGTTACAAACGGACACAGGACGCCCTTAAAAATAACGAACCCGGGGCGGTGGATCGGGCGATTTCCGATTTGGAGGAGTGCCGTGGCGAGCCTTTTGGAGTTTGACGAGTCCGTAAAATCCAAGGACCAAAAAATTGCGGAACTAGAAGCGGCCCTCCGCCAGTGCGCTGAAAAGGTTGCAGAGTATGCGCGAGGAACAGGTTTTCAACTTGGAGTCGAATGGCTTGCGGGAATTGCAATCGCATTTATTGTCCTGGCGTTTCTGATCTATCTTGTGGTTACGGGTAAATTAAAAATCCAGTTTATAACAGGTTCTTAATATGCTTACACTCGACGAATTCCATTCTACCCTCGTAACTAAAATCGCCGCCGGTGTGCTCGGGCATCGCATAAAGGACGACTCCTGGACTATATTCGGGGTCCGTGCGTGTACGGTAGTGATCAAAAACGGCGAAACGTATTTCGTGAAAACCGCAAACACATTCAATAAATATGACGACCTCCTTTGTCTCGTCAAAGGGGACGAGCTTAAAGTTTTCGTGGGAACGGTTGACCCCGGCCGGAAATACACCGAAAGTCCGATGAATCCGAGGGGGTGTGCGCACCTTTTAAGCGGACTGCATTGGTTCAAACGAGAGCTCCATAAAGGCGAGCCCGCTTTTGCACAGGCAAAACCTGTAAAGGTCTGGAGGGATCGAAATCGCAATAACGAAAACGACGACGGTTTTGAGGACGAAGATTTTTTTGGAATCTTCATTCACCCGGGATCTGGAAATCAGAGTCGAATCGACGGATGGAGCGCCGGCTGTATCAACACGATGGGAAATAGGGCCTCCGTCGCCTGGAAAGGCTTTAGAAATACGTTATATTCCTGTGATCAGGTCGACTTTGACGGGTTGTATCCTCTGATCGTAACCGACTTTCCGGAGGACTCCGAATAGTGGCTGATACGAGTCCGTCTACGATACGAAGTTTGATGTCCTCCCTCTCCGAATATCTGGGTGTCCAAGTGATCCGTAAAAATCAGGACGGGCCTCGCCCTGCGTATCCGTATTGCGGCTATGGGGTTCTCGCTCGAAATAAGGATCTTGCCAGCCTACATTATGCGAAACTGAATTCGGACTCCACAAAAGTTTCGAATCTATATGTAATTCCTGAGTCGGTTAAAATCTCCCTTTCGTTTTATAACGCCAACACAGACCGGCCCTTGGACGTGCTGTATGACCTGTCCGCCGCCGCAAGGGAATGGCTTGAGATTCATGGAAAGGCCGCCACGGAAGCGATCGGTGTAATCTGTGATGATTTCGGCGCGATCCAGGACAGAACGACACTTTTGGACGTTGTCTACGAATACCAAGCGGGTTTTGATTTTAGGGTTCGCGGTTACAGAGAGTTTGAACTGACTGTGGACGCGGTGGATCTGGAATCCACATATAATGCTATAGATTGGGAGAGTAACGTGTGAGCCAAATTTCTAATATTGCTATCAATATCTCGTTAAAGACTTTGCCGTTGTCTCAAAAGGGATTCGGCCTCGCGCTTATTGCGGGAGATACCCCGAGACATGTGAATTACGAGCTGGACGTTTTGTCGGGTGGGGCTGGAATTAAATGGAAATCGACTATATTAGGAGAGCCGCATATTCAAATTCAATATTTGGTCGCGGGGCATGACACGGCGCTCACGGTGACACGCACTGGTGCGGGTACGCTTGTGTCTCCATATATCATTTCTGTCGCCTTGGCGACAGACTCGCAGGGCGTCGCCCTGTCTACCGCCGCACAGATTAAGGCGGCGGTGGAAGTTGTCTCAGAAGTCGGCGGTGCGAACAAAATTGTAAACCTGTCCCTATTGCAAACTCCGGGCGGCGGCGTGGCGACAGCCTTTGAGGCGCTTTATCTAATTGATCCTACTGATCCGTATCTGGAAATACAGGATGCGGACAACCTTCTCGATCCGTCTATCGGATATGCATCAACTTCGGCGGAATATAAAATGGCCGCCGCCATTTTCTCACAATCCCCGCGAGTGGATAAAATCGCAGTTTTAAAAATAAACTCCTTTACAACGATCGCGCCGGAACTCGCGGACCTTCGCAATGACGGATTTGATGATTGGTATTGGTTATTGACTACGACAAGGGCTAAGGCCGAAATCAAAGAAGCTTCGACGTATTTAAATACATTAGAAAAATGCTATATATTCGGAACTTCGGATCAGACGGCTTTGGACGAGCTCGAAAATCATGAACGATCTTTTCCTGTTATCTCAAACCACGCCGACGATTTTCCGGACGCGGCCACCTTTGGGCGTTGCGGAGGTGTTCCCATCGGCTCGATTACTTGGGATTCCAAACAGCTAAGCGGGCAAAAAAATTCAGACGTTACGATGGCCGAACAGGCGGCGATTCTACAAAAAAACGGAAACCTAATTCGTGAAATGGGCGGCGTCAATGTTCTGTGGGAGGGCAAGACAATGTCGGGCCAGTATATTGACGTAATTAATGGCCGCGACTTTCTCAAGGCCCGCCTTCAAGAGGCTTATCATTTTTTAAAAATAAATAGCGACAAACTTTCTATGACCCCGGCCGGTCTTAAACTTATCGAGGCGTCTCTGCGAGAGGTTTTCAGGGACTGCGGACGTCGCGGAATTATTGCACCGGTCGAAGACGAGGACGGCCGCTCCCGCTCCGACTTAGGAGACTATCAGTACAAATTGAGTCTTCCTGGGTCAATTTCGGATATTCCTACAAACGATCGCGCCAATCGCAAGATTTCTAATATTAAATTTTCTGCAACCGTTTCGGGTGGGATTAACAAAATTGAGATTTCCGGGACTATGGGAGTATAGCCGATGCCGAATAGACTATTTGATTTATCTAAAATCACTGCAATCGTTATCCGAAAGGGAATTCCCACAGACGTATCCAGCGGCCTTTCGATCGACTCCGACTTTTTTAAAGTTGAGCCCGAAAATAAGGAGGAAACGACGACTCGGAAGGGTACTCGCGGGGAAAGTTATTCCGCAAATTCAAACGAGGGTCAGGGTTACAACCGGATTATAAATTTAAAATACCTGCCCTCGTCCCCTCACGTTCCGTTTTTCCATAACCTACGGGAATCAAAGGAAACGTTCGAGTTTACGTTTTCCAACGAATCCTCTCCCGCAATCAAATTCGTCGCAAACGACTGTTTGATTATGGAGGAGCCGCCGACGACCGTAAACGGAAAGTCCGGGTTTGCCGACTATGAATACAAAATGCGGACCACGGAATCCACCCTGACTTTTTTATAAAAATATTTTAATATTCTCATGGGATCTACGAAACGAATTTTCGACTTAAAAAAACTGAGCCTAACGCTTTTGTCGCCCGCGCCGTTTGATGTAACGGCGGGCCTCATTTTGGACGGAAGTTCGTTTTTTAAAATTCAAAAAGAGGATCCCAAGCTTTTAAAATACAAGGTCGGAATTGGAGGCGAGATTCTGGTTAACGAAAATTTGAACAACATTCACGTCCTCGATTTGCAGTACCTTCCGAATGCGCCGGCGGTGGCAAGGCTTGATATTTTAAAAAAAATCGGAACTCGTTTTGGGTTCTTGGTTCAAAACGATTCGTCTCCGCGATACAAGGGGATTTCCAGCAATTGCAGAATATTAGAAAAACCAGTTATATCCCCGGGGGGCAAAGGTTTTGCAGACTCGGTCTGGAAAATCCTGATGATTGATTACACGGATTCATATTTAGATTTGGTAAAATAAGGAGTTAACATGAATAAACGAATTGAGGTCCAGGTCGTTGGTTTTGCCGGCGATACGGTTTTATATATACAATTTTTTTTGGACGGGATTTTTATTCCGGGCCAACTTTGGAAATTGCAATACCCAGGCAATAGGTTTGTAGAGGCGCTGACCGAACGTGTGGTCCAAGGTAAGGACGGCGAAACTCAAATAAAGCTTTCGCTTCGCACGAGAGAGTTTTTCTCCGTTTGTGTTTTTGGGGTAAATGACCCCGTGACTGACACCGAAAGGGATTTGGTAGAAAAGTTCGGCAAAAACCCATGCAGAAAAACCGATGTAGATGCGGTCCCTCCGGCGCTTTTTTATCACTGGAACAGGGTTATCTCTCGATTTTTTGACGGGGACCTATTCGCCGAAGTTCTCCAACTTGGAGAAACCTCCGACGACGGAGGAGCTGCGAGCGGAAGCGTCGCAGAGGGTTGATTCAAAGCTTATATATTACAATCCCTTTATATACGGGCTTGCTAATTTTAGCGAAGAAACTATTGAAAACGCGCATTTGATGAAGCGTCTCGAAATCGAGGAAGTCACAAAGCGGCGGTTAGAGTTTCAAAACGCACGGGTGTATAGGGTTGTTATCGTAGGAGTTAAGGATGAGTAGCGCCGGCGTTTTAGGGAATCTGAGTTTTAAAATCGATAGCGAGGGCGTGGACGAAGTCCACGCGGACCTTTCGTATTTAAATCAGACGATCGGCTCACTCGTTAGCAGGTTTGGCTCGCTTTTGTCGCAGATTGGCGGCACAAGTGAATCGACGACAACTCTAGCAAAAACCACAAACTCCCTCACAAACGAATTCGAATCCTTTAATCGAATGCCCGATAGCGTCGGGGCTACCTCTGACCAAATTCAGGCTATGTCCGCCTATCTCGGTATGGCCGACGACGAACTGTCTAAATTGATTTCTAAAACTAAAAACGATTTCAAACTTGCGGAGGAATTCGAAAAAACCGCAAGAGCGGCCGGGATGACGGACGAGGAAATTCTAAAAATCGTTGAACATTCAAAATCTCTAAAATCAAACCCTCCGCTTCCTCCGAAAATTTTCGCCCCGACCGTGGAACAAATTCAGGCCATGTCCAAGTCTCTCGGTATCACGGAGTCGCAGTTAAATAGATTAATCTCTAAAACCAAAAACGATTTTAAACTTGCGGACGAGTTCGAAAAAACCGCAAGAGCCGCCGGGTTTGCCGACAGAGAAATTCAAAGCATTTCGAATCATATCGAACAATCCAAAATCAAAACCGTCGGCTGGATGAGTTTATTAAAAGGTTTATCCTCGCTTGGTCTGGCCGCGTCACTCGGTGGTTTGTTTGGGTCTGCCCTGGATCAAGCGGGCCAACTTGAAAAGTTTGAAACGGTCCTTACGACAACATTAGGAACTTCTAATTTAGCAAAAGCGGCGATGGCGGATATAAAGGATTTTGCCAAAACTACTCCCTATGAAATGACCGAGATGACGGGAGCCTACGTTAAGTTCGCAAACCGTGGAATTATTCCGACAATGGAGCTCATGACCCGGTTTGGAGATATTGCCGCCTCTCAGGGAAAAGGTTTTGATCAGTTCACCGAAGCGGTGCTCGACGCGACGACCGGCGAGTTCGAAAGAATGAAGGAATTTGGGATTCGAATGTCCTCCGCCGGCAGCAAGGTGATGATCCAGTTTAAGGATTTTAAAAAGAGCGTAGATAAAACACCTGAGTCGATTAAAAACGCGCTTTTAGAGCTCGGTAAACTAAAAGGGGTTCAGGGTGGAATGGAAGCCCTTTCGAAAACCTGGGGCGGACTTGTGTCCAACCTAAAGGACGGGTTTAATCAGACAATCTCTATCGCGGGTGTTTTTATTGCCACAATCCTAAAACCTGTTTTGGAATTTTTTACGGATGGAGAGAGAGGCGCCATGCGCCTGCGGTTTGCTGTCGCCTCGCTTGCGATAGCGATAGGTGTCGGACTCGTTGCCGCCGGCAATGCGTGGCTTGCTACGCTCGACGCGATTGCAATTGCAAAGATCGCGGCGTTCGGAGAATTGATTGCAATTGCGGCGGCGGTTGCCGTCTCGCTAACTGCGGTTTATTTGGCGTTAGAGGATATTTTTATATTCTTCGAACATGGCGCCGAAGGAAGCGACACCTATTTCGCAGATCTTTTGAAATGGTTCGGCCTCACAGATTCCGAGTTATCGGATTTACATAAGAGCTTTCAGGATTTCAAAATCGCGTTATCTGAAATTTGGGAATCTATTTCCGCGTTTGCCGAATCCGATACGGGTAAGACGATTAAAAAAATCCTTTTGATCGTCGCGGGAGTCGCGGCGGCGATTGCGTTTTTACCCGCCACGATGGCTTTTGGGCTTACGGCCCTTGCGGTCGTTTTTTATACTAAGTGGAACTCAATTACGGCGTGGTTTAAATCCGCCTGGGACAAAACACTTGATTTTCTTTTGGATTCGGCGGCGTTTACCGCGAAACTTTTGATCGTTTATCTGTTTCCTGTCTCCGCGTTATACCTGTTTAGGGACGAATTTGGCCGGGCGTTTGATTGGATTTGGAATAAACTGCAATCCATTCCGTTTTTAAAACCGCTGCTCGATCAACTGGTTGCACTCAAATATCTAGCGAAAGATATCTTTAACTCGATTCTTGATTCGATCAATGTCGGTTTAAATTCTCTGTTTAATTTTGACGAACTGAAATCTTATTTTATCAAAATCATTAACGATCTAATCGCTCAAATCAATTCGTCGTTTTCCTCGAATTCTTTCTTAAGTCGTGTCTTCCCGCAAATTCCGCTTATTGAAGCGAGGCGTTTCGGAGGTCCTGTTGAGTCAGGTCAGCCGTATATTGTCGGAGAAGACGGACCTGAATTAAAAATCTTCGACAAACCCGGATCGATTATTCCCAATCACGACCTAAGATCCGTCTTCGGAACCAACTCCAATTCGCAACCGGCAATTCAACCAACGATTCAATTTCACGTTGGCTCTATCAATGTGTCCGGAGAAAAAACAGCGGCGACTGTTGCCTCCGACGTTTGGTCTGAAATCAAGCGAATCGTCAAAGAAAACGAAAACGAAATTCGAATCTCGCTCGGGTTGGCTCCCGCATGAGTCTCACAAATTTTTTTACAGGTAGGGAGAAGATCGGTATCACAGGAGTTCAGGGCGGTGCAAACGTTACGATTGATTTAAATGTCACAACTGCGTTTAATCAGGATTATCCGGTTACGATCACACAACACCCGATCGAGAAAGACCCGGACAGTCCCGATACCGGAAATATCTCCGATCACGTGATTCCGACTCCGCCCGCGATTAGCTTGGTCTGTGTTTTGGCCGACGACGTCGAACTCACTTCGATCACAACTATATCAGAAAAACTTAAAACCCTTATATTCTGGCAAAGGACCGGTAGCGTCATTAAATTAGAGGGTTACGGTACCGGCGGTCTCTTTAATAAAATGATTTCTCTTTTTGGAATCAGCGGTCTATTTAATGACGACGTAGAAGAACCTTTGTATCTCGGACTTGACGACGAAGTAATCGAAAATCTCGTAATCGGTAATATCCGTAACAGGCGTGATCTTGAATTAGGTAAGTCGGTCGAGGTTACGCTGGAGTTAAAACGAATTATCGTAACGGAAGCTCAAACGATTACGGGAGCCGGCGGTAAAGTTTCAACTAAAGGAACGTCTCCCACAAATAAAACCGATCAAAAATCTTCAAAAAAAGTCAAAAGCGATGCAAAGGCGGCTTCCGTAAAATGATCCGGTCTCTACCTGTTACCTTTGAAGAACTTCCGGTCTCTAAAACATTCCAGATCGGTAATGTAGATTTTGATTTTGAATTTAGATACAACTCTCGATTTGATTTTATTTCAATTTACGTTAAAGACGGATTCAGCATTTTGCATACTGCTACGCTGTGCTACGGGATCGATTGCCTACAGGGATTTGCAAGTTTTAGTTTGGTTCCTTTGATTTTGAGCGATCTTTCTCGTGACGGTTATGCGGATATAAAAGTGAACCGGGAAACATTCGGTAAAAACGTTTTTCTTTTTTTTGACGACGGAGAGGAGCAGTAATGCAATTTTTACGAAATATAGAGGTGAAACTCGAATCGCCCGAGGGAAAGGTAAAAATCTTCTCACACAATCCAAAGGAAGCGATTCAGTTTTCTATTGAATTTAATGTCGAGTTTGACAAAACAAATCTCGCCACGATTTCGCTTTACAACGTTTTAAATTCTACAACAGGAATGTGTTCCCCGAAAACAGGTAAAAATAAATCGGATACACAGGCCGCACGGGCGGAACTTTCCGTAGGATACGGAGATGATCTTTCCGTAATTGCGAAGGGCGAAATTTTACAACACTCCGTAAAATTAAACGGACCCGATCGAATTCTTGAATTCAAAATTTCTGATATGGTAAACAAATTATTTGCGTTCTCAGTTACGGAAACGTTCGAGAAGGCGCTTGTCTCCTCTATCCTGAAACAGATTTTTGCGAAATACGGAATCTCTTATTTTGCCCTTCGTTTCTCTGAGGATGTATTGCTCGACAAAATCAGTTTCTCCGGAGAGTCCCTGGGTTTTGTAATCGATCAATTGGCCAAACGAGTAAAGGCTCACAGGTATTTTAAGCTCGGTAAATTGGTGATTGAAGACGGCAACTATTCCAAACAACACAAATCAAACAGGGTCGTTCTGTTGGATAGGACATCCGGCCTTATCGGAACCCCGCAAAAAACTAAAGTTGGCTGGAAGGTCAAGAGTTTACTCAACCCTTTGATTTACAAAGGTGAACCGGTTCACCTACGATTCCAAGACAACACGACTCGTTCTAAAATCGATTCTCAGTTTGTTGTTTTAAAGGGCCACCACAAGGGCGGCTCGATGATTTCAGACTATTTTACAGAATTTGAATGTAAGGCGGGATGATGATTACTCCGGAGGTTTTACAGGAAAAATTGAATCGGGAACTTAGTAAAATTTGGACGGGACTTTACGGTAAAATCGATTCTTACGACAAGACGACTCTTACCGCAACCGTAAAGCCTTTGTTACAGATTCCAACCGAGGAAGGGTTTAGGGACCTCCCTCTTCTCGTTAAATTGCCTGTGAATGTTTTTTATTCCGGCGGAATATTAATTATTCCGGATTACAGACGAGGAGATATAGTCTACCTTGCTCCGTCCCCGCATTCAATTCAAAATTCAATTCGTGGGATGCTTGATAAGACTCAAGAAAACGAGGACGAAATAGCGGCTCCCCGGTTTGGCCTTGAGAATTGCAGCGTCGCCTTTGGAATTCCGACCAGGCCGTTCAAACTTCCTCCAACCGTTCAAAAGCCCGGTCTCGTTATCTGTAATGCAACGGGTAATTGTTATATTAACATTACCGAATCTGATATAGAGCTGAAATCCGGAATGGTTCCAGTCGAAAAATCAGTTTTAGGTGAAAGCCTCAAAGGGATATTGGAGGAAATTTTGGACGCAATTACGTCTGGACTGACTCAAAGAGTCGCATCGAATTCGTTGACTGTTTTTGTAAATCCAAGTTCTTCGTTTTCTTCAGTTACGAATTCTGAATCGAGCTCAGGGGGTTCAGAACGTGAAACAGATCCAGAATTATATGCACGATACCTTGAGCTCGTCACAACAGAAAAGAATTCCGGGGCTCTTGCCTATATAAAGGCACAGATCGAGAACGAACCCTCGGTCGTAAGTTGTTCAATACGCGAGAACAAATTGAACGTTCCGGTCGACGACATGCCAGCAAATTCGATGCGATTCATTGTCGATGGTGGTTCAAATAGTCTGGTTTCGAATTTGATTTACAAATATAAACCCGCAGCCATCAGGTTAGTCGGATCAATTCAAAATACGATTGATGATAATCTAATATATTTTGATCGTCCATCGGATCTTCCTATCTTTGCAAAAGTTGAAATCTGGAAAAATGGTTCTTTTGACAATAACAGTGTTTCGTTTATCAAAACGGCAATCGTTCGAACAATTGGAGGTATCGATTCAGTTTCAGGAGTTGACTACGTTTACAAAGGTCTTGGAGCCGGAAGGAATGTCGTTGCGTTTCCAATTTATTCAGCGATAGGAAACGTAACCGGCGTTGAGAATTTATTCAGCGATAGGAAACGTAACCGGCGTTGAGAATTTATTGATACAACTTGGAACAAGCGTTGGAGCGGTTGCCAGCAATATAGTTTCTGTTCAAGCCGCACAAGTTGCAAAGATTATAACTGCAAATATACAGGTGGTCATTCATTGATGGATCATCTCACTTTCGTTGAAAAACTTCCTGGGAGTATCTATCAAAAAGATTCAGATTCAGGTGCATTCAAACTATGGAGTTTTGTCGCAAAGGAATCAAATGAGCTTGAGTCGGCAATTGTTCCTTTCTATGATCTTGATAATCAAGTTGGAATTCAGTTAGATAAGATAGGAAAGGCGTTCGGAGTTGAGCGTCTTGGTATTTCGGATGACGCGTTTCGAATAAAAATTCCAAACTCACAAATCAATCAATTTATTTCGATCCCTGCGTTAAAAGAACTGTTAGAAAAATATTCAGACAATCCAATTGTGCGGGAGATGTGTTATCCAGTTCAATTTGAATGGGAAACGCTCGATGGGTCTGACGCATTAAATGCGGTTGGAGTATTTGAGCCTGCAATGCGAGTTTCGAACGAACTTTCTTTTGATGGAAATGGAACGTTCGATGGATTGGATTTTTTAGATCCGACAAAAGTTCGTCCGGCCGCTCTTGAAATTGATATTGGACCACAAACGTCCGAAATCTTGTCCGAGGCTTATGATAAAGTTTCTAAAGCTACGATCGGAATCACGTTATATATGAAACACTTTCAGGAGTTAGATTAATGGGCTACAATAACACTCTTTCACGTACGTGGGACAGAACAACACCTCGTGACGGTCTTCTTTTACAAATAGAATTCCAAAGAATTTTGGATAACGACATCTTTCTAAAAGGTCTCGCAGATAACAATGCTACAAATATTTCGAATTTATCAAACTTAATCAATTTGTTGCTAATTCCATTGGGCGGAGTTGTGGAAGATAGTATAGATCAGTTAGCTTCTTCCAATTTCAAAGAAGCAAACGGACAATCCATCTCAAGGACAACTTTTTCTGCTCTTTGGAATTTGATTCGAAAAAATGTAACAAGCATAGCCCCTGCAACAGATCGATTGAATTGTGCGACTCATGGATTGGTCGAAGGACAACTTGTAAAGTTTGCTTTCACCGGTGGCGGAGTCACTGCGCTTACGAAATACTATGTTCGCAATCCGACTACGAGCGATTTCCAAATTTCTTCAACTACAACAGGGTCCATAATTGATCTCACATCATCTCAATCCGGAGATATGATTACAAATGTTGAATATGGCTTTGGAGACGGGTCGACGACTTATAATATTCCAGATCGCCGAGGTATCTTTCTTCGTGGTGCTGGAGTGCATGGAACAAGAGCAAAAGCGATCAATGGGAATTATGACGGCGGGCCACTTGGTTATGAAGGGCAAGACCAATTTCAGAGTCATAGGCACTCTGTCGATGGAATTTCCGCAAATTTAGTTCATGCAGATAGTTGGAGTGGACCAGGAACGAGTCAGGTTGGAAGCTCTCCTGTCTACATTTTAAATCCTATCACGGATGGAACTTCTGGGACTCCAAGAACGGGAGTTGAAACAAATCCAGCGTATGTTGCAGTAAAATCCAAAGTGAGAGTGGCATAATGAATTATTTAATTGATAAAGAATCGAAAAAAGTAGTTTGGGTTAATCCTGATCCGAATCGTCTTGCTGGAGAAAGTGCTTGGTCTGAATTTGATTCGAATCTACATCAGATCATCTATGCTCTTCATTATAATCCACATATAGGTGAATTCTTTAAGGCGACCGTGGAGAATGGCATTGCGAAAGAATTCGAAGCGAAAAAGGTTTATAATACAACTACAATGGCTGAAAGAATTCTTTTAAACTGGGGAGATGAATTGGACCCCGCAAATGAAACAGAAGCGAAGCCACTTCAAAACCAGAATGGCGACAACTTACCTTTTCAAATCTATTCAGATTCGGGTTGGATAATAGATATTTCTAAGCGAAGAAAAGAGCTTATACGTTCAGTCGATCGATTCTGTGAACTGAAAATTATCGCTGGATTTGATTCGTCGGCTTTGGGTGAAATTCATCATTATGAGTCAGATCGTGAAGATCAGCTTAATCTAATTGGTTCCGTATCACTTAATTCTGAAGTGTTGTATAAATGTACCAATTCTTTAGGTTTAAAAGAGTATAGGACCCATTCGGCTTCTGAGATCAAGCAAGTATTGAATGATGGGGCAATCCGTAAGGTCGCGCTTCTTCAACGAGCATACGAACTTAAGTCTTTTATAAAAGATGCTACAAAGGAAGAAATCGAAGGATTCGAAGAAATTGACATTTGTTCAGGTTGGGAGTAGACCCCATTCAATAAATGGGATAAGCATGAAAGCCTCCGCATTGCGGGGGCTTTTTTATTCGTTTCGACTAATTTTGATTTTGAATTTTAATGGTAGAATGAGCTACAGTTTGCAAATTACTGCACATTCAGGTTCTCAATTTCGCGCCTGGACACGGGAGACTTTTCTCTATCAGAAAATCATACTTTTTGCAAGTAAAAAGCCTCATTCTTGTCGGAACACTTGAAAAATCTGCGTTTTTGATCCTTCTTATTCC